AGATGTACATAGGATAATCCGGGAGATAGTTAAAAAATTTGGCGAAAATAGTTTTGTAGATTATTATGGTTTGACCCCGATGTCAGAGCGTCAATCCAATATTAAAAAATTTCAAAATCCAGACTCACCGGTTAGATTTTTTATTGGTACCACACAGACAGGTGGTTATGGTATTACCCTTACAGCTGCTAGTACAATGATTTACTATTCTAATGGTTATGATTTAGAAAAAAGACAACAATCAGAAGCTAGAATAGACCGTATTGGTCAAGAATATCCTATGACTTATATAGATATTATGGCTGAAAATACTGTTGATGAAAGAATTGTAAAAGCTCTTAAAAAGAAAGTAGATATTGCTAGTCAGATTATGGGTGAAGAATTAAAAGATTGGATTTAAACTAAGTCTCTTGCTTTTCCTATTACTGGTTTATATTTAGTCTTGCCTTCTGATTTGTATGCCCACAAAAATTGTTTTCTAGGTTTATCTGTAGTGTAGCTACAGTGTATCCATCCCGAGTTAGGTTCGCCTGGCGTGTAAAACTCGAGTATTAATTGATCAAATTCTAAGTTTGAATAAATCCAATCAGCTAATTCGGCATTATCAGTTCCCATACATTCGAAGTCTGCGGCCTCAGCTTTTGCATGTTGGCTATTAATCGAGCTACCTATTTTTAGGCAAAGCTGTTCGCTACGAAACCCTGACGTTACCTTTACTCTACCGAAGTGGTCACGTACTGGTTGTAAAATATTTTCACAAAGTGCTTTTAGTTTTTCTATCTGACCTGAGTTTGGATTGTTATTGATATCCAAACGGATAGCAGTATCAGATTTGATAAGCTCTTGAAGAGTAAAGTTACGGGAAAGTTCCATAATTTTTATTTTGAGATTAATGTAAATATAACGTAAGCCATGCCTGTTATCAAGGCACCAGTAGATACTAATAATATGCTTTCCACTCTATTTATTTGGTGTTCAAGCTTGTGTATCTTATCATGAGTTTGCTTTTGCATAATTCTACAAAGCTTTTCATGTTCTTCTATTTTTTGTAATGCGTTTCTTGCCATATTATCCTCGACCAAATAGTAAATCTAATTTCTGTTGTGTTGTCAAGCTATTAAAATTACCACCTTGCACCTGTGCTGATACAACTTCGTTATTAATAGTAGGTAAGTTAAGTGTTGTAGGGCCTAATGGTGTGTCTTGCATAATAGGTTGTAATGGATTTTCAAATACAGGGAACTCAGGTAAGTTTAAACTTAAATCTGAAAATTGAGATTGAAGTTCTGCAATAGTATCTGCTGCTCTATCAAATGGATTAGATACACCAATTCTGTCTGAGTTTTCTTGCATTGCATTTATAACTTCACGAGATACAACATAAGGTTTAAAAATGTCTTCTTCTAATGAATTTACTTCTCTTGAAGAAATTCTATCTAATGCACTATAAAAACCACTTTCAGAAATATTTAAAATTCTTGCAGCGTTCATGTCATTTTTTAATTCTTTTTTAACACCAAACAATGCACGATTAGCGTTGATGTATGCATCTACAACTTCAGTTGGTTCAATAGGTCCACCTTTTAATACAACCCTAGTAAATAAACTTCTTGAATCTCTTACACCTTTTTGAAAGTTTGCAACTTTAAAATTCATAGCTCTTTCAGGATTTACATTAACAGCTCTAAAACCAAACAGTCCTCCAAATTCATCACCAAATTCAAACTCTTGTCCATACTTATCAAACTTGCCTTTGGTAATTACATCAACAGATTCTATAGACTGATCTAATCTTTTTAATTGATCTAGTGAAAAAGGCATTTGTGCTTTCACTAGATGTGCAAATATTTTACTATTACGATCTCCAGCTGTATCTTGATCACTATAAACTTGAAAGCCTTCTCTAGTTCTACCACCTCTAGCTATAATATCTAACGCAGCTTCAGTCCAAATAGATTCTGATATAAACGGTTGACCAAATTCTGACATGGCAGTAAACATACCTCTTGCAAAATCATCCATCATACCGTCTTCATCTGTTCTACCATCTTGAACAGCGTTAACTATTGATTGTAATGGTCTAATTAATGTATCGTATGCATTAGCGTGACTAAAATCTATATACTTAAAACTACCATCTTCTTGTTTAATGGGTAGCAATGTAGAGTTTTTAGACCATTGGGCTGCAAACCTACGAATAGCCTCTCTTTCCTCGTCTGTGACGTCGTATAGGGCCTGAAATGCTGCTGTTGTGGCTACTGGTACCGCTGCAACTGTAGTCGTAAAACCTAATAATCTAGTATATCCAATACCTTCCATGGGTTTTACAACCCTACCATCAGGTAAAGTTATAGTTTCATTTATTTCTCTCAATGCTCTTCTTACAATATTTGTACCTGTTCTAGCTATCTCTGCTGGAAAAGATACAAAGTTACCAATCGGTAATTTTCTTAAACCTTTTACAAAGTCAGATACATAGTCATAGTTAGGTATATTATTTCTTACAATGTCAGCTGCTTCTTCTTTTAAAAATTGTTCATCAAGTCTTACGTCAACGCCATTACGTTTAAAGAACTGTCCTCTTGTTACACCAATCTTTTCGTATGCTTTTTCTAATCTAGATTTTTCTACAGCCCAAGAATATATCTTCCAAAAGTCATCTTCTGCTGTATATAAATCTTGTGATACAGATTTTAATTTTGATAACGGCTTTAATAACAGTCTCATACCTTTGTCAGACGTCATAGTCTCACCAAAGTTTACGTCTTTTAATAGTCTTGATAAATCTCCAAGTCTTACGTTTGAGTTTACAACACCAAGCTCTAATAACTCTTGATATAAATCGTTTTGCATTCTTGTACCTTTAAGTGGTGTTTGTAATGCTTGATAAGCTTGTTTGATTGCTGCTGGGTCAGCTGCTGGTATAATACCATTTGCGGCTGCAAACGCACCTGCGCTTACAAAGTTTCTTAAGTGTGTTACCGGTGATAAAATTGTTTTAGCAATTTGTGATGTAGCTTTAGGATACAATACTAAACTTTCATAAAGTCTAGCAATAGTGCCTTTTTTATTTGAGTCTTTAGAAATTTGTTCCATAGCATCTGCAAGACCGTCTCTTGCATAAAAAGGTGTTCCAATATCCCCAAATGGATTACTTGATTGAGCTCTAATATTTACATTTAAACTTTGTTCAGGATCAATGGGTTGTATTTTTCTATAAGAAGCGTCACCAAAAAATTGTCTAGCTTCTGCTTCTGATCTTGCGAACATGGGTTGAGGAACTGTAGTTTTATCTGCAGCCGCTGTCCAATTAGCAACAACTTCGTCATTCTTTTTTATAAGATCATCGTAAAATAAATTACGTCTTGTAATTAAAGATAGTTTAGCCATACCCCCTATCATAGTTTGCATAGGATTTTTTTGTTTACCAAATAAATCATCAAATATTTTTCTGTCTGCAATAGATAAATCAGAAACAGATAATATATTTTCACCACTTCTTTTTACTGCATCATCTAACGAAGTTCTATTTACAAAAAATTCTGGTACATTAAATATTGCATCAGATTCTTTATCCATTCTTAAACCTTTAGGCATTCTTGCAGTTTTTAAAACGTTGTTTACAATTTGCTCTGCTTCTAAATCTGTAATAGGCTTACCCGCTTCATCTGCACTTTGTTTAAATAATGTCTTAGCATTTTCTATAGCTTCGGCAGCAGGTTTATATCTCATCCATGGTATAATACTTTTGTCTTGAAAAATATCATATGTATTACCAAGATAACTTTTAAATTTTTTACCAAATATATCTTTAAATTTAACTAAGTCTTCTGGATCTATTACACCACCTAATTTAGTAAATAAATTTGCCCATTTACTTCTCATAACAGATAGTCCACCAAAAATAGATTTTTCTAATTCTTCTGCAGCTTGTGCGTTAGGTGCAAATTTTTTAATTTTATCTCTTATTTTTTGTACAGCAGCAGCATCCATGTCTCCAAATTGTGCAATCATTCTATTACTATCTATTACTTCTGTGTATTTATCTAAATCTGCCTGTTTCATTTGTTGTATAATTAACTCTTCAGCTTCGGGAGATTTTGCACTAGCTTTAAACAATTCTTTACCCTCTGCATTTAAAACTCTTTTTTGTCCTTCACGAGTAAGTGTAGGAGTACCAGATATTAATGCATCGTTTACCTCAGTTAAAAATATATCTCTGTCTTTAGTTAATGGTTGTTTATTAAGCATAGTACGAATAGGTGGAAATAATTTATCTATATCTACTTCTAAATCTCTAGATAAATTTCTAGCAACGTTTGCATCAGCTGCTTGTGCACCAATAGATTGTCTACTAATATCAAAATATTCTTGTGTTGTACCACTACGTGCTCTAAATTTTGAGGCAACAGTATCAATCCATCTATCTAATTGTGAGTTAGCTGTGTCTAATCCCTTATTCCTGTTTGTTATTTTTTTAATAACTCTACCTGTACCACTAAGGATACCTGTAAATAATGCACCTTCTGTACCAAATTTAATTCTATTTAATATTTCTTTTGTTGCATCTGGGTCCGTGTCACTTCTATCTATTTTAGTTGGACCACCGATAAGATCTCCAAACGTACCAATTTTTTCTGCATCACCGACAAATACACCTTCTGCTACACCGCCACCTAATGCACCGGCAACAAACTGTCTACCTTTTCCTAATGTAGTAAGTTCTAATGCCTCATCTGCTGCTTTTTGTAAATTTTTATTTCCTAATCTAACGTATTTATTATTTTTACCTGCAAGCATGGCAGCTTTAGACAGGCCTGCTGCACTTTTAAATGCAAGACCACCAGGTATACCTATGTTTACTAACGCTTCTGTAATTTTACCAGCAGCTGTTGCTTCTGCTTTTTCATCAAATTCTGTAAGGTCATCAAAAAATTTTTCTACCTCTGCAGCTTTACCGCTGTTGACTCCAAGGTCCATGAGACTTGCACCTAAAGAAAAAAAACCTTTTGGTATAGCAATTAAACCAGAGGCTACACCAGATAGCATGGACTCTAATGTACCTACTTTATTATTTCTTTCCTCTGTAAAGAATTGTGAATAATCGTAACGAGATGCCATCTATTACCTCGATATATCAAATACTTTATTATCCTTAACTGTAACTAAATATTCTCCAACCGTATAATCACCATCAGCAACACCATCTTTTTGGTTTGCAAGTAAACCATTAGTGTAAGATATTACAATAGTTCTTTCGTCTAACTCACCTTCTTTTTTCTTAATTTCAATTACATCAGATATATCTGTTTTCGTGACTAAGTTACCTCTAAAATTTTCAGAAGTTAAAGAAGCTGCTCCATCTATTCCTGACTGACCTGTTCCACCAGATTTTGTCATTATAGCTTTGTTCTCTGCAAAATTAGGGCCTTCTAATGCTTTCATTTTTGTTTTAATATCGACTTCTCTAAGTCTATTAAGAATTTCATTAGACGGATCAGATGCTTTAATATCTTTTTCGATCTCACCTTTAAGTATAAGGGTATCAATTGCATCCTTAGTTTGTTTAGGTTTGTCAAATGCTTTACTAGCTCCTTGAATAATTTGATTAATTAATTTACCAGATTTAAGATCACCTTTAAAATCACCAGAGTCACTAATAGCTTGACTAGCTGCAATTAAAGAATTGTAAGCAGCATCTTTGTTCATACTTTTAATATCCATGATGTCCCTGTATCTTTTTATTTTATCTGCTTTAGTTTCTGTTTTAGTATCTATAACTCCAGGAACTTTAGATTTTTTTTCTGTTTCAGAAACCCCTAATTCTTTTGTAGTTTTTCCTGATGGTGCATCTATGTTTTCAACTACCTCTTTATTAACATCGCTAAAAATACTTGGTCCTGGTATTAACGCATCAATATAAGATTTTGCTATTCCTGGAATTGATTTTGCAACCCCTGAACCTGCTGCATATGTTCCGGCTGCTGCTTGTGGTAAAAGTGATGCTGTTGTAAGTGGGTTTTGTCTTAAGAAAGAACCAACTCTAAAACCTGCGCCAGCTCCTGTTGGAGCCATAGGTGCTGCTATACCGCTTCTAGGCATAAATATATTTTTTAATCTTCCACCTACTCCTAAAGTTTCTGACATTGGTTTGTAAGCTCTGGCCGCTCTAAAACCTCTGTAAGCTGCAGGTAAAAATCTTGCTGCTGCCATACCTAAACCTACTAATGGAGCAAAGTGTTGTTCTCTACCACTCGCATCTTTAAATTGTTTTGGATGTTCACCAGCCAACAACATTCTACCACCACTTTTTTTTGGTTCCCTGATCCCCGACATAACACCCTCTTTGATAGGGCCGCCGTATCTAAACATTGGTCTATTTAATGGTTTCATAATTAATTACCTAAATATTTTTCCGTACAATCCACCAATACCTAACGCTGTGCTAAGTGCTGTTTGGAATGGATCTGAAGGTCCAGGATCTTGATACTGTTGTCCTGATACACCACCAGCTAAACCAGTTAATACATTACCGTATTGTGAAAGTCTTCCGTAAGGTTCGTAAGCTGCAGTCTGTGCTGCCCGTTGATCAGCAGATAATAAAGCTTGGGCTTGACCTTGTCTTAATGCACCAAGAGAACCTAGTGCAGAAATATCTTGACCCATACCTGATCTACCAAAATCAGATAAACCAAATTGTTGATTCATTTGATTACCGAACGCACCAGCTAAACCTTGTTGTGCTGTTGCAATAGACCCTTGATTCATAAAATTTTGTTGTGCTGCTTGACCAGCTTGATTAAACCCTTGTTGTAATAGTGAAGCCTGTAACGCTGCTCTGTCCGCTAATCTATCTGATTGAAACTGACCTAATTGTGCACCTTCTCTACCACCACCAAAATTACCAGATGCAACAGCTGCATCTTTAATTCTTTGTTCTCCTGATGCACCCTGTCTGTCGTACTCGGCTAAAGTCGCATCAATAACTTGTGTTTGATACGGAGACATAAAAGGTTGGTAAGCTTGTGGCCCAGTTAATGCACTTAGTCCACCAATAGTTTGTGCTGATTGTCCCAGAGCCCCGGCCCCTTGTGCCTGTGCAGTTTGTGCTGCTTGTAAAAATGGTGCATAAGAACCTACACCAGCTTGTGCAAGATTAATTGCTTGCGTCTGTAATGGATCTTCACCAGCAACAAATTGTCTACCAGTAAACGTGCCGGTGTTTATTGGTGCGGAGTATGCCGCTTTCGCCTGATTTGCGTAATCTTGTACTGCTGGTTCTAAAAAATCTGCTATTGCCATTATACTATCCTCGACTGTAACATTTGTTGTTGTTCATACATTGCTTGCGCACCTTCTAATCCTTGTGAATCCTCAGAAACTTCACCACCTTGTTCTAAGTTATTCATTAAATTTTCCATAACTTCAGCGCCTTTATCTATATCGCCGCCTCCTGCATTTCTAACAGCATCTGCTGTAAATACAAACTCATTTTTTGATAGTCTTGCAGGTACGTCGTCAGCTCTTTCTTTTCTACCAAGCTCTACAAAACCACCTGTATTTCTATAATCTTTTTCTTTGCCATCCATATCAAGTAAAGGCATTATTTCTTCTGATACTTCAGTTTCCATAATCCCACCTTCTTGTGCTCCTACTCTTACCGGTACTCCACCCGATCTATAATCAAATTTGTTATAACCTGCAGGTGTTGTATACCCTGGAACTGTAGAATCTGGCACTGGTCCACCATTTGCTGCCATCATAACTGGTTGTGGTTGTTCCATACCTGCACCTTCTGGTGCAGCTTGTTGCATTACTGCTTTTACAAATTGTTCAAAAGATAAATTACCGCCTTTGTTTTTGTATTTTACATACTCCATCATAAGCATTTGTTCTGCTTGAGCCTGACCTGCATCACCGCCCATGTTTAAAAATGTTTTAGGCATTCTTCTTGATTGACCTGCGCCTGTTCTCATGTATTCTTCTTCGTCATCTTCTTCAACAATCATGCCGTTAGCATAACCTGCACGACCACCGTCAGCTGCGTAAAAATTTTGCATTACATATTTTTTATCCGGCATAAAATCTAGACCAGCACCTGCATCACCTCTACCACTATAATAATTTCTTGCTCTTTGTGTTTGGAATGCTGGGTCCATAACTTCTACTTCTTCTTCTACTTCCTCATCACCACCACCCATTAAGAATGGAGCTGCAAGTGAAGCTGCACCTGCACCTAAAAATAATTTTTTTCCTAAAGATAGATTATTAAACTTGTTTAATAAATTTCCTGCTTTAAATTGACCAGCAGAACCAAAGCTACCTAAACCCAAATTAGCTCCAAGATTAGCTAAACTAAATCCACCTGTTTTTGCTTTTAAAAAAGGAAGACCCTTGCCAAACAAAGTACCACCACCTCCAAGATAACCTAAACCACCAATTATTGCAGCTTTACCTATAGGACTTTTAACAATTTTTTTTACAGCACGACCAGCTTTCTTTACAAGTTTACCTAAGAAATAACCTTGTCTAGGGTCCTGTAAGGAACCTATTCCTGATTGTATCTGTTGGGGTTCTTGCATTCTAGATATTGCCATAATTTTACCTTAATCCCTATGTTTACTTGGTTTTACTAAATAAATCAAGAGCGGGCATAATAACATTTACGTCTTGTGCCATCTCTTCAGGCTTATAACCCTTGGCTTCCCAGTCTTTTTTTTCTTTAAAAACTTCGCCTGTTTTTTTGTGTCTATATGTTTCTTCTACTTTAGCGTTGTATACTTTCATTAATCTAATTTCTCCCTTTTTATATTTAAATAACTAATAGCTACGTCAAATGAATCTGAGCTGCTTGACTGTACAGTAAAGGTTTTACCACCTTCTACTATTAAAGGTTGAGTTAATAATTCTTTTGTTTGATTAGCTGTTAAAGCTACAGATTTAATGGCTGTAATACTATTGTTTGTAACTGTTACTGTAGGTGTGCCAGCAGATGTAACAAGAATAGATTTAATAATATACGTTTCATTTACTAAAGGGTTACCAGATCCCAATGGTGAAAGTGCTCCACCTGTTGTGCTGTTATCTATACCTGCAAATTTATATTGGTTTACTACTGCCATTATTCTAAAAAGAAACTTTTAGCTTCTATCTCCTGTTTTACTTCTTCTTGAAACGTTGTGTTTAATTTTGTAATTACTGAGTCAAGATCCCTGACCAGTGATTGTAAATTTGTTTGCGTATATTCAGGTGCCGCTCTAGTTAATGATTCTACTATTTTTGCCATTATAAAATACTTGCTAGTCCTCCGTATTTAAAATTTACTCTACCACCATAAAAGTATCCAGCTCTACCACCGTTTGCCATATGTGGTCCATAACTTCCTTTACCAGGATTTGTAAATCCACCGCTCTGTCCTCTTCCAGATTTATCTTCTCTTTCCTCACGTATAGACGCTTGTGTAGGTCCACTTGGATCAAATGCACCATCACCACCTTGATTTTGATTATTATTTTTAGTATCAGTAGTATCAGTAGTATCAGTACCAGTAGTATCAGCTGTTTTCTTATCTTTTTTCATTTTATAAATTAGTTCTGTTTTTTTACGTGCCCCTAGTATGTCTTCTTCTGATTCATCTAATAAACCTAATCTATCAACTAAATTTTTACCTGGTCCAGTGTAGTTAGGATCGTTTTTAGCAGCTTTGATTTGACCAGCAGTTAAACCATATTTACTGCCTAAAGTATTTTCTATTGTGCTTCTTCGTTTATCAAATGTACCTGCATCTACTTTACTAAGATTGTATCCTGCCATAATACCGCCAGCAGTATTATAATCATCAGTAACAATTCTACCTATGTCATCTGTAAATACACCTGCACCTCTTGCTTCATTTTCCATGATAGCTCTTTCATTAATTGGCATTTTTCTTTTTAAAAATTCTAGACCTGCTCCTAATATTCCAGGAAGCTGAACCCCTTTTTCATTTACTCCGTAATATTCTGGATAGTTGTCCATAAATTTTTGTGCTTCTGTCATTGAAGAATAGTTAGGGTCATATGGGTCAACAAACTGTCCTTCAGTCGCATACTGCATCCTTGCATCATCTATAAAATTATCAGCACTTTTTAAAATAGATGCTCTTTGTTCAGGACTAAATTTTGAAGCATCAAAGACAGTATTACCTAACCTCATTATTCCAGGTCCTGTGCCTGACTCATAACTACGAATCAAACTAGCTGTGTTTTGAGCTCTAATAAGATTTGGATCAAAAGTAGATTGTGGATTAAATGTTTTAGAATATATTTCACCAGCCTGTCTACTTGGAAATGCATTGTAGTCTTGTCTGATTGTGCTCATGTCTATATTGTATGGATCAAAAGCACCTCCACCCCCGCCAGTAAAAGCATTAGTTGCAACAATACCTTGATTAGTTACAGGTGCCGGTGCATCTGTTGGTAAATTAAGACCTAATCTATATTGCTCTTGAGGGATATATTGATATTTTTTGTAAAGCTCTTGATCACCTGCATTATAAAAAGCTACCATTATCTCATTCCTCCCGGTGCAATGTCTAATCTAAACGTGCCAAGTTTCCAGTCTTGACCAGAACTTGTGTTAGCCACTTTTAATGCAATTGATCTAGCTCTTAGTCGCGTGCTTTTAAAAGTAGTAGAAGTGGTTGCTGTAAAATTTGTAGTTGTTGCAGCGCTGTTTGGGTAGTCTCTAGTTGTAAAACTAACTTGAGTGTCGCCAGTTTGATCTATAAAATCTGGAATAAATCTAGTAATTCTCATAATGAATTCACCATCTCCTCTTAAATCAGGTGTCCCTACTGTTTGTCCTGTGTTACTTCTTCTTTGTGTTATGTCAAAATCACCAGAAATTATGTTAGCAGTAATTGCTGTAATTACACCGCCTGCATTTTCTTGATCTGTCCCTGTTTCGTGTTGATAGTATATACTACTTCCGTCCGTGTTTCCAGTAACATCATAAGAAGCGTTGTCAGTAGGATCATAAAGTGTAGCGTGTGGTTTATCATATACAGCAGAATCCACCCAGGCAGATCTATTTAAAGTACCAGTTGTCCAAATAGGTCTTTTAGTTGTCGAATCTAGATAATTGTATGTAACTACTCTATCAACTGTTGTTGCATTAGTTGTGCAATAAAACCAATTTATCTCCCCGAAAAGATTATTGACACCTGCATTAATTAAATCTCGAGGAACTGAGTTAAGATTATCGTAAACAAAATCTTCAACTAAGCATGTCATAGATTTTAACTGACCATCGTAAGTAAAGAAACCATTTTCCGACATCCAATATGCAGAACCATCAACTTCAACAGCCGCGTTTTTTCCAATTAGACCACAGTTAGTGCCTGCTTGAGCAAAAGAAAATGTAAATGGTGATCCAACAAACTGCATTAAAAACAAAGAAGTATCCGTCCAAACATAAATAGAATCCCTACCTTTAATAGCTGAAACAATTCTAGATCCTGCAGCTAGTCTTTGTGAACCCGCAGTATTATCTGCTGTAATAGTATACTCATTAATATTTTCTTGATCTGAAAATCTTATAAACATGTCGTCTTGTGTAGTCTTATCACCAATAGTTGTTTCGGTTCCATAGAATACTAAATGTCTATCTGGTGTTGATACCAATACATGACGAGAAGCTGTCGGTGCTCCCGATATAATAGTTGCTCTATTGGTTACTGCATTTGTAGCTGCTGCGTCCCATTCAAAACATTCACCATTATATATAAGTGCAATTAATTTTGTACCAAAATTATCAAAAACCCATAGACCTGGATTTAATGTAAACTGTGTGGTTGATGAAGCTTGTCCCCATGGAGTAAAAGCTGAAATGTTTGTTACTGTATCTCCTCCACTATGTGCTGCTTTAGTTGTTCCGTTTACTTCTCTAGCTCCTCCGCTTAAAATATTAGTTGACGTGTCATTGGCTGTAAAACTTATATCTTCCGATCCAATTCTAATCGTTCCACTAGAGGGAAAAGCTGCAGAACTGGTTAAAGGAATATCGGTTACTGTATCATTAATACTAGAAGCTAGTGTTGTAGTTGCTGCTCCACTCACCGTACCTCCATATAAACCTGTTCCCCAACCAAAACCTTGTTCTTGTTTAGCGGGCCCTACACTATAATAACATAGAACCGAAGCAGAACCTGCACTACTTAAAGGAGTGCCAACTTCATTAGTAGCCATTGTTATTGTAAACGTTTTAGTAGTTGGAACCGAAGTTACCATAAATTTTTCATCTTCAAACGTAGCGTTTGTAAAAGTGGATCCAGATAATCCAGATACAGCATCAAATAATACTATATCATTTTCTAATAAACCGTGATCGGTAGTAACTGTAACTGTAACTGTTGGTGAAGATGAGGTGCTTGTAAAATTAGCTCCGGTAATTGTAGTTCTTATAGGATGAATATCATAGAACACACCCTCTGAAAATACATATAATATTCTATTAGTACCTACCGCAGAATATTTTAATCCAACTTTATCATCCCAATTATGAAGAGCTCTTGCAGCACCTGTTAATTTATCGGAACCTAATTGATCCCAGCCCCCAATTTTTTCAGGAGTGCCGTATCTAAAACGCACATTATCTCCATCGAACCATTGACCTTCGGCCCCAGTTTCTGTGACTTGTTTGTTGAATCCAGGTAAAAATCCTAATTTTTGTAGCATATGTCTCCACTATAGTGTTCTCATTGAAAGGTCTACACCAATCTTTGAGTTGACAGCTACTATATATTAACACATCTTTTACTTCAATTAAAATTTTCTAAAGAAAAAGTGGGTTATTGCATATCTCCCATAGCCCTCTTTCTTTGCTTTCATTTTTATGGGAGTTACTTGGTGATAGTAAAAACTTGGAAATAAGATCATTCTATTGTTTTTACACTCTATTGTTTCTTTTAATCTTGGAAAAATTAGATCACCTCCTAAAAAAGATTTGGGTTCTTTGTAGATCCATATAAGAACAGTAAATTGAAAAACATCGTAATGTTCATCGTATTTATCATTATTTTCGTAGTAGCTAATTATAGTAGAGGAAGCATTTGTGCTAATAAAATTTTCAGCTAAAGCTGTTCCTGTGTTTTCAAATGTTTTAGATATTTTGTCGTGAAAGTCTTTTTGTTGCATTTTTTGTAATGAACTTAGTATTGGAGAGTTAGCACATCCTTGAGGGCTATATAAATTCTCAGGATAAATTCGCGATGATTTTGCTTTTGAAGTTCCATCTGGCCTTGTTGCTGATATATTACCTTCTTCACTTCTGACCATGGGTGTACATGAAAGATAATCTAATTCTTTCATAACTTGTTTTAGTTTATCTTTTTCATACCAGTTATCAATCACTAAGTAATTGTTCATTATAAAGGTGCACCGGGTTTATAAGGTAGCCCTAACATTGCTCTTCTATCAAATATGTTATTTACAGCAAATTTACCTTTAGCATCGTTGTAATGTAAAAATACTTGACCATGTAATAAATCTCCTAGATAGGGTTCTCTCCAATGCTCTAATTTACAACCAGAGTATACCAACATGTCTCCTGGATTTAAAAACACTTGGGTTCCTTTTGGAGCGTTTTCTTTTATTATATTTTTTTTCCAGTTGATAACATTATCAGCACCTGTTTCATCTATGTAGATTGACCAAGGGTCTCCACCAAGATTAATTGTAGCTGATAATTCACAAGCAGGTCTATCTTTATGTCTAGCTAGTATGTCCCCTTTCTTATATAATCTTGTGTAAGAATATGTAGGTACTATTTTATGACCCGTATATTTTTCTATTTGAGGAATCATTTTTAACAATAAAGTTTCTGTAGCAAAATCTCCGTAACAACAATAAGTATTTGGTACCTGGTCATCATCCCAATATCCTAATATTCTCCACTTATCATGCATGTTGTTATTATACATGTGTTTTACTGCATCACTTTTAAGTAAAAAATAATTATAAATAAAATTAGCTAGCTCTACTGTAATTGCATTTTCAACAACTTTAAATTTAAATTCTTTCATATGGGCATCAAACTAAAAATGTTTCTATAAACTTGTCGTGGTGTATCAGTTACATTAAAACCTATGGTTATTCTAGGAGTATCAAAAGATTCTATAACTTCAACTTTATGTTGTCTATGTCCTGGGCCAATATAAATATTACCCAGTTCATTTACAATCTTATAATTTTCAAATACAGTTTCAGTTTTTTTTGGATCTATACTTATATAACCATGATATGGACTAATGTGATTATGCCAATCTAATACTTGATCAGGCATATGAAAATTTAACCAACCCTGAAGCCACAATCTGTTGTCATTTCCAATGTACTCTCTGATGTAAATTTTAAGTTCTGTGAATAAATCATGCCATAATGGACTTGGAGCAGTTGCGCAAAAAACATTATAAAGTTCATACCCCCAAGTGCTGTCTTTATCAGGAAATTGTTTTTTAAAAAAATGATTTACATATTCAGCATCATTTATTAATTGTTTATGATGAGCTAAAATTAATTTAGATTTATATATTTTATAATCTGGTTTCATTTAAATTGTTTTCCTGTCACCCAAGCCACCAAAGAATTTCTTTCTCCCTTAGTAACCGGTGTCACTTCATGAAGTATAAAAGATGGAAATAATATTAAGGTACCTTGATCTTTTTTCATTATTTTAGATTTATCACTTTCATACAAACATAAATCTCCTCCTTCATAATCTTTTGGATCTGATAATTGAATAGACAAAGACAGTTTTCTAATCACAAAATTATGTGATCTGTCTACATGTTTTCCATAATTTCCAGAAGGAGCTTTATAATTTGTAAATTGAAATCCTTCATTAATTCCAGAAACATCAAATTTAAAATACTTTTTATTTAAAGCTAATACATGGTCTGTTATCTTTCGGTATGCCCAATGTAATTCATCTATTGGATATAACCAAGACACATTACTAACTCTTATATCTGTTTTGCCATCATGCGTAACAGCTTCTACCATACCAGTTTCTTTAGCTATTTTTATTATTTTTTCACACTCTTCTTTAGAAAAAACTTCAGACCGCCATGCGTATGTATGAACTGCATCAAGTTCAAAATCCCAAGAGGTATTAATATTAGGCATTTTGTTTTTTTTCATATTAACTTTTAAAATTAAACCAACCTGTTATGATATATTTATCCTCGTCTAAAGTAGTGTGTCCTTTATGGGTGAAAGTCCAGTCTGCACTCCATATAAGTGTAAGTCCTTTTTCAGGTTTAATTTTTAATTTTTGGTAATAAAACTCAGTTTCTCCACCTTTATCTACATCGTTTAAATAGGTCATAAAAACAAGGTGTCTTTTAGATGAATCTATATTTGCTTTTTCGCAATGAAAATCATGATAAGCTTGTGAAGGTTTATATCTTTGTATGTTAAAGTCTTCTTCTATTCCCCAAGTAGTAATTGTTTTATCGCAAAATTTATATTTATTTTTGTATAGATCTATTATTTTATGTAACTCATAAAAGTAAGATTGTAATTCTTTTGTGAGATTATTTATATTAAGGGGTAGATCTAAACTATCTTTAATTTTTTTGTTTACGCCTTTACTAGTAGCGCCTAAAAATTTGTTACCTGACTTTTCAAATAAATTTATTAAACTGTCGCAAATTGACAAGTCGGATAAGTAGTAACCATCAATAAAATTATTATTTTTATTTAACCTGTATTCTTTCATATCAGCAATATATTATTTTTATTTTAATATTGCAATATATACTTTTATGAATCTACGTTTAATAGATCCCAAGTTTGATCGGTTTCATTCCATTGATAAGGTTTACCATCAGTAGGATAAGCAATTGGAGGTTCCCACATACAAGTTGATTCATCTAATGTCCATGAAGCATATACTTTTGGTGGTATGAAAGCATCTCTATCTTCGTCATAAGTACCACCTACACACGCAGTATTTTTTCTAAGTGCTTTAGATTGATCACTGCTTGGTGTGTTTGAATTTGGTTCGTAATGAACCCCTGCACGTGTGTTGTAAGATGATTGTTTCCAGATAGCCCAACCAGTTAAATTTGTTAAAAAAGTAACGCCTATAACTTCTCTCTCTACGCCATTACTGTCATGTAGCTCTTGATCTGATACTGTTACCACATCAATAACTTTACTATTTAATCCTATTTTTGCAAAATGTGCCATTATGGTGTGTAACTCCCTGATCCTGTAAATGTCATTACTGTTTTACCACTTACTCCTGTGGCTACTGTTGGGGATCCTGTTGTAGTTCCTGAGTAAAATCCATCTGGAACGCTAATTATAACTACTCCACTTCCACCCAAACCTTCTTGACCAAAAGAAGACGGAGCACCTGCTCCACCTCCACCGGTATTGGCAGTTCCATTTGAAGCGGGCCTTGGACCAGCGTCTCCGCCACCTCCAGCTCCACCTTCACCTTGGGCCACGACGAAAGATCCGCCTCCGCCTCCACCACCTCGCGTTACTGAAGATCCTGTAATTGAAGAGGCAGTTCCTTGACCACCTTGTCCGCCACCTGCAGGAGCCGAACCTTGTCCGCCTGCATTAGTAGCTCCTCCTCCACCTCCAGCTGCTCCCGGAGGTAAAAATCCTTGTCCACCATCATTACCCTGACTTGGTGATGTGCTAGGTACGTTACCTGAACCACCTACAGATGTACCTGGAGAGTATGGACCACCACCTCCTCCAGATCCGCCATCTTCACCCGGGTTACCACCACCTCCACCACCACCTGCTGATGTGATTGTAGTTATCCCTGTTCCTGAAATTTCAGAATTTCCTCCTGTTACTCCAGGTTGACCGTTTCCTCCAGGACCTGCGCCTGCTCCCACGGTTACAGTAACGGTGTTTCCAGCTGTTAAAGTTTGAGTTGAGCTTCTGTATCCTCCAGCTCCGCCGCCACCGACAAAGTTAAAGTTTGCTCCGCTTCCACCTCCAGCAATTACTAAAAAGTCTGCTGAATATGTAACTGGTTCTAATGCTTCTGTCCCTTCGTTGATACCATTTACAGGTAGCCAACCTTGAGTACCATCTACATATTGAAGGACTACTCCTTCTCTTTCTGTATCTAATTTTTTACTTGCAACAGCACCTTGAATGGGACTTCCATTAGGTAAAATAACTAAAGCATTACTATCAAATGTTCCTGCGTAATCTACTACTCCAACTTGATCGCCTGCACTTGGACTTGATGGTAACGTCATAGAAACAGTGCCTGATGTTGTATTAACAGGAAAAAATTGAGCTGCTACTGCTGTAAAACTAGTTGTTTTAACTGCTTGTTGAGCAAGACCAGTAAAAGCATCTGTGAAAGATAAGGTACCACTACCGTCTGTTTTAATTACTTGATCAGCAGTTCCATCGGCGTTAGGATATTTTAAACCATCTAAAACAACATTACCAGAACCTTTAGGGGTTATTTTAAGATCAATATTTGTATCACCACCTGTTGAAGAAACTTCAGGAGCATTTCCTGCTGCTGCGTTTGCAACTGTCAGCTCGTTAATAGCTGAGCCAGTAGCAGTTAATAAGAATAATTCATTACCGTTTGTATCTAAAATTGAAGTCTGTATTTTTGGTGATGTTAAAGTTTTATTTGTTAAAGTTTGAGTTCCTGTAAGAGTTACATCTCCGTCAGTGGTAGAAAATCCAGTGTCAAAAATACCGGTATTAGTGGTTACACCATCAGCGTAAAGTATTTTAAACCCTTTTTCACTAGCTCCGTAAGTTACAGTTGCACCTGAACCCGAAGCCGCTTTGATCTGAACAGTTGGAGTACCTGAACCATCTGTAGTAGCATTATTAATAATGTAAAAATTTTTTATGTTAACAGGAAGAGTAACAATTTGGTTACCTGTTATAGATCCTGTAAGTTTTATAATTCTGTTTTGAGCCACACCTGTTGTAGCTCCATCAGCTACAAGAAGATCAGTAGTTTGTGCCCCACCTGCAATTGATTGTTCTACATATCCACCACTTATTTGTTCTACTAGATTCAGATTTGCGTTAGTTTTGGTCCCCCATGTACCGGCATTCTCGCCGGTTGCCATTAGTTCTATACCCAATTCCGTGAATGTTGATGACATAGTTTTGTACTCCTAATAAATGTTATTTATATTGGTTATTTAGTTTTAAGTCAAACATAATTATTCAGGAGTTCTAATTGTATACCCTGTTGTATTAGTTTTTGGACCAAGTATTTCGTAGTATTTAAGAATTAATCCGACATCGTTGACACTAGACGTTGCTTGTACTCCTGTTAATCCCATAACATCTGCTGGATTAATAGATCCTGTTGAAGATGTTGATAATACACCTGTTAATCCTATTACATCTGCAGGTGCAATAGAACCTACTGAGGATGTTGTTGAAACACCTGTTAAACTTACAACAGCTGCACCAGAAGTAGTGACTTCTCCAACTGCTGATGTTGATAATACACCTGTTAATCCCATAACATCTGCAGGTGCAATAGAACCCACTGAAGATGTTGTGCTTAGTCCTGTTAAACCTACTACCATGTT